AGTGGCATTCGTGCCACCTTCGGGTGACGCAGGGAAGGCGCGTGACAAAGCTGCCGCCGCCGTTGGCGTTAGTCCGCGTTATGTGCAGGACGCCAAGAAGGTGGAAGCCGCAGCGCCTGAGATTGCCGCTGAAGTAAAAGCGGGCAAGAAGACGCTTACGCAGGCGGTGCGCGAAGTTAAAGAAGCCGCCCGCGAGCAACGCCGCGATGAAAACCGTGAGCTGATTCAGCAGGCCCCGAGCGTTGCGCTTACAACCGCCAAATTTGCCACGATTTTGATCGACCCGCCTTGGGACTGGGGCGACGAAGGCGATGCCGACCAGCTAGGCCGCGCTCGACCGACTTACGGAACGATGAGCCTTGAGCAGCTCATGTCGCTGCCCGTCGGCGATATGTCAGACATCGATTGCCACCTGTATTTGTGGATCACCAATAGGTCGCTACCGAAGGGCTTTGCCTTGATGGAGCATTGGGGCTTTCGCTACATCACGGCTTTGACGTGGTGCAAGCCGTCTATCGGCATGGGCAATTACTTTCGCGGCAGCACAGAGCAGGTGCTTTTTGGCGTCAAGGGATCGCAGATGCTAAAGCGAAAAGATGTCGGCACTTGGTTTGCCGCGCCACGCGGGCCTAACGGGCACAGCTCAAAGCCAATTGAGTTTTATTCGCTAGTCGAATCGTGCAGCCCCGGCCCGTATCTTGAGATGTTTGCTAGATCGTCGCGCAGCGGATGGAGCGCATGGGGGGCCGAAGCAAATGCCGCTTGAATATGGCTTTAGTGAGCGGCTCGCCATGTCTTCTGGCGTGTCCGCGTCTGCTGATGTTCGCACTGTGCTGCTTGAGCAAATTCCTGGCGCTGTCGGCGTTTCTCAGGCCGCCACGGCGAACGACAAGCAGGGGATTGACTGGTGGGTTGAGTTAAGCACCGCCAAGCACCTGGCAATAGATGCCAAGGTGCGTCAAAACGATTGGGCGGCTACTCATCCGGACGAAGATGACTTGGCGCTTGAGACGTGGAGCGTCGTAGAAAAGAACGTCCCTGGATGGACACGCGACGCTGGCAAGCGATGCGATTACGTTTTATGGCTTTGGGCCGATACCGGGCGCTTTTGCTTGATCCCATTCCCAATGCTTTGCAAGGTGTTTGAAAGCAAGTGGCAATTGTGGTCAGCCCAATACAAGACACGCCGCCAGTTCACTCCGCGCCAAAACGGCGGCTATCACAGCGAATGCGTATTTGTGCCGCGTCGTGAGATATGGGCGCAGATCTTCAAGCAATACGGCGGCAACTTGGTCGTCAAGCGCGATCCGTGGGTGGCGGCGTATGAGGCGGCAGACGCATGAATTACTACCCATTTCATCTTGGCGATTACGCCACCCATGCCGGGCACCTTGACCCGGTAGAGGATTGCGCTTACCGCAGGCTGATCGATCTCTACATGCTGACCGAGCAGCCGCTGCCGTTGGACGTTGAGTTGCTGGCAAGAAAGATTCGGATGAAGGACTACGCCACAGCGGTGCGCGACGTGCTCAACGAATTTTTCACGCAGACCGACGACGCCTGGACGCATTCGCGCTGCGATAGGGAAATTGAGGCGTTTCGGCGTGCGTTTGACAACGCATCGAAGGCAGGCAAAGCGTCCGCGCTGAGCAGAAAGGCAACGCGCGTTGAACGACCGTTGAACGGCTGTGCAACGACCGTGCAACCAACCAAGACCCAAGAACCAAGAACCAAGAACCAAGACCCAAGAAAAGACAAAAACAAAGAGGGCCAGTCGGCCCTGTTGCTGCCCGAGTGGATGCCACCAGAGGTTTGGGAGAGCTGGCAGGCGCACCGAAAGGCGATTCGAAAGCCGCTGACAGACGCCGCTGCGGAGCTGACGCTGCGAAACCTTGCCGAGATGTTTAACGCGGGTCACGACCCGGTTGCTGCCATTGAGGTGTCAATCCAAAACGGATGGACAGGCGTATTCCCGCCCAAGCCGCCAGCCCGCGCCGCGCCTGCCCGCTATCCAACCGCGCTTGATCAGCAGGCCGACGTAATCGCAAAAATCTTGCGGATTGATTCCGCGAAACCCCAAACCGTGGATGTTTTTGATGAGCAACCAAGACTTTCCGCTGCACGCAATTGACCGGCTGTTTGCCAGATTCATTGCGATCTACGGCGCACAGAAGACGGCCACCGCTTGGGGGAATGGCGACGCGCAGGAGCGGGCGCTTGTGTGGCACCAGGCGCTGAGCAAGTACCCGATGACTGTCGTCGGGGACGCCCTGCGCGAGCTTGCGGAGACCGGTACCGGCTGGCCGCCGACGTTGCCCGAGTTTGTGCAGCTCGTGAAGGCAAAGATGCCGCAGGCGATGCACCAGAAGGCGCTGCCGGTGCCAGATAGGACTGCGGACGAGATTGCTGCGGGCGCGGTGCAGATGGCCGCCATCCGCGAGTCGGTGTCGCCCAAAAAGGATAACGCTGCGTGGGCCTACAAGGTGATTGAGCGTTACCGCGCTGGCGACCAGGTGGTGGCTCATGCGTCCTACAAGATCGCCTGCGAAGCGCTGCACAACTTGGGGCGGGAGATTCCGGCGTGATTGAGCTGCTGATGCCGACTGCTGAGCAGTTTGCCGCGCACGAGCGCTTGTCGTCTTTGCCGCGCATTTCCCGCGAGATTGGCATGTCGCGCGATGAATACGACCCGGACAACAAAGAGGCCGCCATGGCCGCGAAGAAGGCTCGCACGAATCGCTACTACGCGCTGCGCAAGACGTTGCGTGCAACGAGCATGACCGAGGCCGCACGGAATGCGGCGCTAAACGCGGCCCTACGGGACGCATACCCGGAGAGATTTACGAATGCTTGAAAACCTTGTTCAGCAACGAGAAGAAATCGAAAAACAGATTGCGGAGATCCGCGCCGCAGAACAGGCCGAGGCGTTGGCAAAGGTGCGCAACCTGATTCGTCTGCACGACATTTCGTTGAATGATGTGTTTGAACGAAAGAACGCAACAAAGCCCGCTGCCCGCAAGGTTGCACCGAAATACCGCGACCCCGATACCGGCACCACCTGGACGGGTCGTGGCCGCTCGCCCGCGTGGTTTGACGCCAGCCGCAAGCACCTTTTCGAGATTGGGGGCTGACATGCTCGGCTCAGAGATCGTGCTGCTGTCTGAGGAAGTGTCGCTGTTGGAGTCTCGAGTCTTGGATCTCACGCGCACCATCGGCAAGTGGCAATCGCGGTGCGAGTTGCTGCGCGAGCTGCTGGAGGAATCAACCCAGCACTGCCCTCACGAGCTGCGGGTCAAGATTCTTGAAACGCTCACAACGCAGCACTGACGACAAGCCACCGTGCGACCAATGTGCTTACAGCCAGCAGCATCGCCACGAGGGCATCAGGACGCCTGCGCTTGTGTGCGGGCATCCGTCTGCGCTGCGCATAAATCACGGCAGCGTTTGGTTCCACACGCTTGCGCGGGAAGTTTGCCGAGGAAGGCGCTATGAGCACAGAAAAAGATCATGAGCTGGTGCTTGAATGCCTGCGGCAAGTGACTGAGCAGGTCAACGAGCGCACCGCCGCGCAGATTGAAATTGTCGTCACGTTTAGCGACCGGATCGCCGAATTTTGGACGACAAATCCCAAGCCGCTGACCATGGTGCGCGGCAAGGGGAGTACGCATTGAGTGCGCCATCACCCACTAGTCGCTCGATGCAGTGGCTTAAAGACGCTGGTTATCACGCCGAGGTTGTTGAGCAGACCAAGCGGGTCGGCGTGCCGGGAAAGATGAAAGTTTGGAAGGTTGATTTGTGGAACTTCATCGACCTGTTGGCAATCAGGCGCGGCGAGGTTTTGGGCGTCCAGGTGACGAGCTGGTCAAACGTGTCGGCCCGCGTGCGCAAGATCACTGACAGTCCGTTGCTGCCGCTTGTGCGCGAGGCTGGCGTGCGGATTGTTGTGCATGGCTGGCATGCGGATGGGCGATTAAGGGAAGTGGATCTGTCGTAGTCGGATTGCTTTTAACTGGAGAGCGGATATGAGTAGGCAAAGCATCAGAGCATCGAATCGGGAGCGGGCAAAAGCTAACCAGAAAGCAATTATGCGTATCTGGGCAATCCCAAAGGCGTTTATTGCGCACGCCAAACGCTACGGCAGCGACGCGGAAGCAATGGTCGCTGAGTTTAAAAAGGCAAGGTTTTTTAAATCATCAACAGCGAACTGATTTGTCGTGAGGCTGACTGAAAAGATGAGACTGGCCAACAGGGTCAGCGAAAAGGTCAATCGCGGCGACAAGATGCTGGCGCTGGCGTGGGTTGGCAACAGCTACACGCTGCTGACTGTGCCCGACTGGTCGGCGATGTTGTCGAACAGGCGGGCGACGCACGAGGATTTGGTGGCGATCTACGCCCCAGGCATCACGTCGGACAACGTGCTGGACGACCTGCGAGCGCACTAATGACCGACGACCGTTTGTCCTATCTGCTCGACGTGTGGCGCGAATGGATTCGACAGACGGATCACCGGCACGAGCTTGGCTACCCGTCAACGGCTGCGGGCATCAGGTACAGGGGCGGCACTGATTTCGAGACGATGGCTGACTCAATGGACATGACGCACGCATTAGCCGTTGATGCCGCAATAGACAGCTTGGAGCCGTTGGAGCGCAGGGCGGTGCATCACGTCCTCATCCGCAGCCAGTGGGCCAGCAGCATTCCGTTGCAAGACGTTTTTGCTCGAGCACGCGACATGCTCAAGATCACATTACATCGACGGGGAATTGAATGACCGAATGGGGTTGGCCTACCTGTGCCGTGTGCAACAAGCCAGCAGATCATGTTCGCGAATGGGTAGACCCAAATCGCGACCACATTCTTTTTGTTGTGCGTTGCCACGGCGAGAACGAATTGGTTGAGCTTTCTAGATTAGCGTTGATGGACAACGAAAGTATCAAATTTGATGTTGCATTTCAAAAGCCGAGGTTGAAATGAAGCCATACCGAAATTGGTATACCACCGCAGAAGTGGCGGCGTTGGCAGGCGTGTCGCCGCGCACAGTGCATAACTCGCTGTCCGAAAAGCGGGCTTATGCAGGCGTTACGCCGCAAAAGTCTCATAACGGGATTCTGCAATGGGACAAAGACGCGGTAATTGCTGCGCTAAAGCCAAAAACATATCACTACGCCTAATAGCGACTCACGACGATACCATTACGCTACCCGCTTATTAGCCGGAGAATTTGGGTCGGGAAGGTGTCTTCGCTTTCTCCTGTTTGTCTCCTCCTCCTGCATTGCTTGCGCCCGACTTGGGCGCTTTTTTTTGGCCGATTACCGAAATGGCTGCCCGACTGCGCTCCCGACATCAGGACGAAATCCGCGAAAAGATTAAGACGAGTCAGCTTATTAATCGTCTTACGGATTGCGGACTTGGCAATCTTGAATTAACTGCACAACAGTTAAAAGCGATTGAGATTCTTTTGCGCAAGTCGCTGCCGGATTTGTCGGCTGTTAGCATCGAAGGATCGGGCGATAACGGCGAGATTCCTGTCACGTTTACATGGATGAATCAACCCGGATCGTAATTCCCTATGCGCCGAGACCGGCATTCATGCCGTTTCATCAGCGCAGCCAGCGATGGGCCGTCATGGTCTGCCATCGACGCGCAGGCAAGACGGTTGCGTGCATCAACGACTTGTTGCGCAGTGCGCTGACGACGACGAAGCAAGAATGGCGGGGCGCTTACGTTGCGCCGTTTTACTCGCAGGCCAAGGATGTGGCCTGGACGTACTTAAGACGCTTTGCAGGCGTTGTGCCAGGCGTCAAGTTTCACGAGTCCGAGCTGTACGCCGAGTTTCCAAATGGCGCACGCATCCGGCTTTACGGTGCTGATAACGCGCATGTGCGACTGCGCGGCATCTATTTGGACGATGTGATTCTTGACGAATACGCGGATCACGCGCCGGGCATTTGGGGCGAAGTCATTCGTCCGCTGCTGGCAGACAGATTAGGCCGGGCGACATTTATTGGCACGCCAAAAGGGCACAACTCGTTCTACAAGCTGGTCAACGACGCGGTTAATGACCCCGACTGGTATCGGCTGATTCTGAAGGCCAGCGAGTCGGGCATCGTTGCTGAGACGGAGCTCTTTGCCGCTGCGTCGCAGATGACCGAGGATCAGTACGCGCAAGAATTCGAGTGCAGCTTTGAAGCGACGATTGCTGGTGCGGTATATAGCAAGTGGTTGGAGCGTGCGACGCAGGCCGGGCGAATCACCCAAGTGGACGCAGACGCGAGCCTGCCGGTGCATACCGCGTGGGACTTGGGTTTCGGCGATAGCACGGTAATTTGGTGGTTCCAGCTTGTTGGCGGGCCGCGTCCTGAAGTGCGCGTTATTGACCACTACGAAGCGCACGGCCACGACATCACGCATTACTGCGACGTGCTGAAGGATCGCGCTTACAAGTACGGCGACGGCAAAAATTACGTCCCGCACGACGCCGCCAACAAGCTGCTGGCGTCTGGTGGCCGCAGCATTGTGCAGTTGGCGTGGGCCGAGGGCGTGAAGATGACCGTTGTCGGCGCGACATCGCAAGAGAATCAGATATCGGCCGCGCGCAAGACGCTGGAGTGCGCGTGGTTTGACGCTGAGAAGTGCGCTAACGGCATCGAAGCCTTACGCAACTACCAGTACGAATTCGACGACCGGCTGAAGACGTTTAAACCGAAACCGCGACACGACTGGTCAAGCCATTCGGCAGACGCATTCGAGATCATTGGGCAGGTTTGGCAACCGCCTAAGCCGCCAGCACAAGACGTAAAACCGCGCTTTCTCCACGAGATGAAAGCGTCCGAAATATTCTGGCCCGAGGAATCTGGCCTGCAAACACGCGAGCGAATCTAATGGCAATCGGCAATCTTCCGGTCGGCAACGCAAAAGCAATCAGCGCCACCGCTAACGTCAAGTCCAGCCAGGGCGCAATGCTTGGCATTTTCTGCTCGAGCAGCACGTCCGGCACCATCACGCTGTACGACGACGCCTCAACTGGCACGACCGTGCCAATCGCCGCAGTTTTTAACGTCACCGCAGGCACCTATTACACGCTGCCGGTCGCGTTTGGCAATGGCTTGTACGTTGTTGTTGGCGGCACCGCAGCGGTAACGGTTGTGCTGGTCTAATGGCCGACGACACGGACGATTACAGCGGCGGGCAACCGACCGCTGACGGCGCAAGCGGGTACGACGGCGCGGGACTTGTTGCGCGTTGGACGGCCGAGATCCGCATGTACGAGCGTGCGGCAACTGGCTGGGAAGGTCGCAGCAAAAAGCTGATCAAGCGGTACAAAGACGAGCGCGGGATTCGTGACGGCGCAGGCGTGCGCTACAACGTGTTGTGGAGCAACGTGCAGACGCTGCTGCCCGCAATCTACGCACGCACGCCCAAGCCGGACATTGAGCGACGTTTCAAAGACGCCGACAAGGTTGGGCGCTATGCCAGCCAGGTGCTGGAGCGTTGCGTCGACTACTTTGTGCAGCAGGATGGATTCAACGCCACCGTGCGCCAAGCGGTGCTTGACTACTTGCTGCCGGGTCGCGGGACGACTTGGGTGCGCTACGAGCCGCGCATGCAGCAAATGCCTGCACCTGGTGACGAGCTAGGGCAGGGCGGGCAAGTCTCGGACGATGTGATTGATCCCGAGACGCTTGAGATCGTGGAGTTTGAGGACGTGGTGACCGACTACGTTCACTGGTCGGATTTCGGCCACACGGTTGCGCGGACATGGGAAGAAGTGCGCTGCGTTTGGCGGCGCGTTTATCTCACGCGCGAAGAGCTGCGCAAAAGATTTGGCGAAGTGGGCGACGAAGTGCCGCTGGATTACTCTCCGCGTGGCGTCAACGACGAGAAGATCCCCAACGCATCGCGCAAGGCTTGCGTGTACGAGATTTGGGACAAAGCCGAGCGTCGGGCAATGTGGATCCACAAGGACTTTCCCAAGCCTTTGGACGTGCGTGACGATCCGCTGCGCCTGCCGGACTTCTGGCCGTGCCCGCGTCCGTTACTGGCTAATTTGGCTAACGATAGCTGCATTCCGGTACCGGATTATGTGCAGTACCAGGATCAAGCATCGGAGTTGGACAACATCACCGAGCGCATCGGCGCGTTGACGAAGAGCATCAAGGTTGCAGGCGTTTACGACGCCAGCGTGCCGGGCTTGGCTCGTATCCTGAGCGAAGGCATCGAGAACAAGCTGATCCCGGTTGAAACTTGGTCAATGTTTGCCGAGAAAGGCGGGCTGAAAGGCGCTGTCGACCTGCTGCCGCTGCAAGACGTGGTGAGCGCATTGCTGGCGCTGCATGAAGCACGCGAGAAGGTGAAGCAGGATCTGTACGAAATTACCGGCCTTGCAGACATTATTCGCGGCGCAACTAAAGCTGCTGAGACGGCTGCGGCGCAGACAATCAAGAGCCAGTTTGCAAGCCTGCGATTGAGCGACCGCCAGGCTGAGATTCAGCGTTTTGTGCGCGAGCTGGTGCGTATCACCGCCGTCATCATCGCCGAGCATTTCAGCTTGGAAACGATCCGCAAGATCAGCGGCGTGCGGATGTTCTCGGCGCAAGAAAAGCAGCAGTTGCAGATGATGCAGCAGCAGGGCGCACCGATGCCGACGGGGATGGACCCCGACGAGTTGCAGCAGATGATGGACGCGCCAACGTGGGAGGAGGTCGAAGCTCTCCTACGCGACGACGCTGCTCGAGCATTTCGCATTGACATCGAAACCGACAGCACGATCAAGGCTGACGAAGAAGCGGAGAAAGCCAGCCGCATTGAGTTCCTGCAAGCAGCGGGCCAGTTCCTGCAACAGACGGTCGCCGCAGGGATGCAAACGCCCACGCTAACGCCGCTGTTGGCGCAGATGCTTATGTTTGGCGTGCGCGGCTTCAAGGCTGGCAAGGAGTTGGAAGGGAGTTTTGAGTCGGCGATGCGCAAGCTTGAGCAACAGGCCGCGCAGCCGCAAGAGCCGAAACCCGACCCCGAAATGATGCGTATTCAGGCGCAGCAACAGGCCGCGCAGCAGCAGATGCAGATCGACCGCGAGCGCAATGCGATGGAAGCCATGCGCGACAAAGAGCGCACCGACGCCAACCTGCGCATTGAGCAGATGAAGCACCAGATGAGCAATGCGTTCGACGAGTGGAAAGCAAAGCTGGACGCCGAAACGAAGATTGTCGTTGCCGCTATCCAGTCAAAAGCGCAGCCGTCAGTAGCAGGGCCAGATGAGGCGATGGAGATGGCTATGCAAGGCGGCCAGCCGTTCGCTAGTGCGCCTGCAATGCCGTCAATGATGAATGAGAGCCCGAGCAACCCGCAAGGCGCTATGGCGTCGTTCCTGCACGAAGTGGTCGAGCACTTGGACGAGCTGATGCACGCGCACAGCGGGCCGAAGATGCTGGAATACGACGAGATGGGCAGGCCAGCAGGCGTGCATGTCATGCCGCGTGAGCAAGGCGAACAGGAGCCGCCGCCGGTAGATCCGAATGAGGCGATGGGGCGCGTGGCGCAGCGACTGGCGATGTTGAAGCAACGGGCGCAGCAGCCGCGTGAGCTGGTGCGCGATGAGACGGGCCGACTGGTGGGGATTCGCTGATGTTGACTGCTGCAATCGGCAATGGAAGCTGGTACTACACCGGCACAACATTTGTCGCCAACACCATGTCGCTGTCGTTGCCAACCGGCACATCAACGAACTATCCGTACCAATTCGGGCGTGTCTTTAAGCAAGGTGTTATCGCCAACTACCCGCAAGTGCTGATTGACGGGGTAGCACAGACGACGCAGGCCGACGTAAAGAACCGATGGCCGGATGGCAGCGTCAAGTTTGCCATCATTTCGGTGGTCGTTCCGTCACTTAGCACGACCGCCAAAACATTCACCTTCCAGAATCAAGCCACGGTCAACAGCACGCCTGAGACCAAGGCGAATATGCTGGCGAGCTACGACTTCAATTGCACGATTAACGCCACCGTCAGCGGGTCGGCAATTAGCGGTGCGCCAGTAGCGGCACGCACGATTCTCAATGCGCTGTCAGACGCAACGCTTGCATCGAACACCAGTACCGACAGTCCAAACTCGCGCTACTGGACGCAAGGGCCGATCTGCACGACGGTGATTCTGTGCGATCACACTAACAAAACGTATGACTTTGGGAC